AGAAAAGAAAAGTGCCGCCGACGATCAGCTGAGACCGTCGACGGCGTGGCATGTTATGCACCGCGTTTGTTTTCTGCGCGCCTGTTAGAAGCCCACCGCCTGCGCGTCAGCCGTTCGGTGAGGCAGCGTCGGCCGCCGCTTGGGCCGCTTGCGCCTGCGCCGGGCGCTCAGTTGAGACCAGCGTGATCCCGTATTTTTTGGCCAGCTTTTGCTCTTGCTCGAGCATCGCCAGGATCTCCTCAAAATCTTCGCCCTCGTCGGCGGCGACGGCGGTGCGCGTCGAGAAAGCGTTGTCGACCCGCTTGGAGTCGGCTTCGACGTCCTGCAGCGGGTTCACATAACCCCAGCCCCGCGGCAACCATTTCGGATCCGTGAGTCGCTCAAAGTCGCGCACGAGCAAGCCCTCGATCGCGCCGACGCCGATCGCCGAGCGCAGCCAGGAGAGATAGACCTCGCGGTGCAGGTGTTCAATAAAGTATTGCTGCCAGAATTTATAGACCTCCCGCGACTCCTGGATCCCGGCCCGGATGCTCGAGAAGTTGACCTCGCGCAAGTCACTCGCAAACGTGGGATAGTCGACGTCAAAACCGACGGCGATGCCGCGCAGCATGGCCTTGAGAAACTCGCCCTCGTTGCCATTCGGGTTTTTGGGATCAAACATTTTCATATCGTAGCCGGGCGGCAACTCCGGAAAGGCGGCGGGCTGGGCCTCGATCTCTGACGGGATCATTTGTTGCTCGTCGAGCGGCCCAACCTCCTCGCTCGACGGCGGGATCAGGAAACCCATCTGACAAGCTTCGACCCGGCTGGCGATCACTTTCGCCTCGACGTAGGCACCGAGCTCGCGCAAGTTGCGCATCGCGGCATGCGAGGCGGGTGCCGAGCGCGTGGCCGCCTCATCCTCGAGGCAGAAGGGCAGGTAGATCATCTCGCTCGCGGGCACGCGCACCCGGTGCATGAGCCGCGGCGCACCTGGGCCTTGTGGGTAGAGCTGATCATAGTATGGCGTCGTCAGGTAGAAGGCCGCGATCTTCTCATCCTGGTCGACCTCGATCGACATGAGAATGCGGTTGCCGTTGGGGAGCTCTGAGTTGTAGGTCTCATCCAAAAACGACACGTCGATAAACTTCAGCGCAAACCCAAACGGATTGTCGGCGGTGATCTTGCGCATTAAGCACTCGCCGTCGCGAAACACTTGAGTCACCGCCAGGTTTTGCGCGTCGAGCCAGGTGAGCTTTTGCGAGGCCGTGCAAAATTCTTTGTGTTGCCAGCGTTTGAAAGCGTGCTCGACCTGCGCGTTGAGCACCGAGTCGAGCTCGAGCACGTCGCCCGCGTTTTTGGCGGCGCGCACCTGCAAACGGATCCCGCGAGGCCCGACGATGTTGGCGCGCATCATCGAGAGAAACTTTTTCATATACGGATCGTTGTGGCCCAGCTCACGAGCGCGGGCGCGCATGATGCGCAAGCCCTGGCGCAGCTCGGCATTGACCGAGGTCACGGGCGCGATCCAGTCGTTCGTCGTGCGGTTGTGCACCGCGGCCTCGAAACGACGGCGGCGAAACTCGCGCAGCCGGGCGCGGGCGATCGCCGTGCGCTCCTGGCGCTGGGTGCTGCGGATCTCGGAAAAGGTTGGTAGCTCGAGGTTGAGTGTTTGCATCATGGCCCCGGTTCAACTGGTCTAACCAAGTGGTTCTTAAAAAGCCCCGCGCCGCCGTTGCGCCTGCGCTCGGCGTTCACGCGCTGCACGAGATCCTTTTGGTAGTTGAGCAACTCGTCGAGCGTGTAACGGCGCTTGAGTCGATAAGCGATCCGGTATTCGGCCGTGCCGTTGAGCGCCGCCTCGCTGATCGCCAGGCGCAGCGCGTCGAGCTGTTTCTCGAGATCGGTCGGCGGCCTGATCAAAGCGGCGTCGACCACGCGCAGCAAAAACGCGAGCCGCTGCACGAGCTGGTCGTCGGTGGTGATCAAGTTGTAGATCGCGTAAGCGGTATTTTTCACGCCGCCCGCGAGCGTGATCCGCGTGCTCGTGTCGTCGAAAGCGTCGGCGACCTTGCTGAGATCGGCGGGCACTTCCCAGGTTGAGGCGACGATCTTGGCGTTGGCCGCGAGCCAGTCGGTGCGATCGAAAATATACTGGGCCGTCGAGGCGGGATCTTTCACGTAGTCGGTAGCCATTGCGGGCGCATGTTAGCGATCGTGCGTCGTTTTCTGCGCGCCTGTTAGAAGCCCAAACGAAAACGGCCGCCAGCAAAAACGCCGACGGCCGCCCGGGTGTGTTGTTCGTTTGAAGCTTTAGCTGCGCGCCAGATCTTGCGCCGCCTCGAGGAGTGAGCGCCGCAGCTCGCTCCGGCCCATGACCTCGACACTAATCACGCGCTGGTGCTCGCTCGCGCCGAGCTTTGCGAAAAGTTCGGTGCTCGCCTGCGTATAACCTCGCGGATGAGTGGCGGCCACGCACTCGCGGCAAAGAAAAATATAGCGGCTCAGATCGAGCGCGTTGAAGATCATCTCGGCGGCCTGGTGGCCGTCGTTCGTGCAGGTTGGTTTGGTTAGTGTCGTCATGCGAAAACGAGTACCTCCGAAACGTGCAGGTCGTCAAGCGCGACCCGTCACCAGTTGCCGACGAAACCACCGCGCCGTCGCGGCATGCGCACCTTGGGTTGTTGCGCGTTGGTTTGACCTCCACCGCGCTCGCCCGCGGGTGCGCCTGTTTCCACGTCCGGGTCGCGAGAAACTCGCCCAGCGTCACCCGGTGCGCCTGGTTTGAGCGTGGCGACGGCGGCCAGGAGACGCTCGCGCAGCTTCACAAAGTTCGGCCGCAAAAACTCCTTCGCAAAGATGTTGTAAACCCGGCAATCCCAGGCCTCGTTTCTGGCACCCGCTTTTTTCTTGACCCAGCGCCAGACCGAAAAGCCGAGGCGCACCGAGCGGATCCGTTGCTCGCTCGTCAGCTGCTTGAAGTAGTCGTCGCTGTACGCGATCGGGAAGTGACAAAAGCCTGGGCCAGGTTCCTCGATGCGCAGCGCCGCCGCCGCTTTGTCTTTGGCTTGCTCGGTGCCGACGGTGAACAGTTTTGTGCGTGGGCCCACCAGCGCGTATTTTTTCGGCACGATCGGCCGCCCTGGTTTGCTCGCGCCCTGGATCGCCATCCACCGCCGCCGCTGGTTCGCTTTGCAAAACTTGTAGACCCCATCACTACAGCCACCGTGCGCGTCGATCGCGCCGCCGGAGATCTGCATGGTGACGCCGAGCTCGTGTTGCCAGGAGGTCAAAAGATAATCCTCGAACTCAGACCAGACGACGCTCGGGTACTGGTTCGGGTCGCCGAAAAAAACTCGATAGTCGATCGACCACGTTTCGTCGCCTGCACCCCAGCCGAGCACTTCGACCTCGAGCCGATCGGGGTGCGTGTCGGCACCGAACGTGAGCAGGTCGACGCCTGCAGGCACCGCGGCCGAGTACTCCTCGCGGTGGAAACCCGTTTGTTCCTCGTCGAGGCCTTCGCCCTCCTCCCACAACTCGCCGAGCGTGGTGTTGGCCCAGACTTGAAACATTGGAAACGAGCGCGCCCGTTTGGCCTCGGTGAGCTCGAGCGCCATTGCGCCCCAACTCATGAAGGGCGAATAAGTGCCGAGCGCTTTGAAACCCGCCCGGCCGCGAAACTCGGCATGCGCCCGCCACTCATAGGCCGCGAGCATCTCGTCTTTTTCGTCGTCGGTGGCGATCGCCTGGCACGCCGGGCACTGAAAGACCGCTTCAGCTGGTGGTCGGCCCAACTCCGTCCACTTGATGGTGTACCACTCGAGCTTCTGCAACTCGCCGCACGCGAGGCAGGGCACGTAGAGTTCGCGCTGATCAGAGTCCGCAAAAGCTTTCTCGATGCGCGACTGGCCCTTGATCGTCGGTGAGGAGGTCATGACCACCAGCGCCGACCCGGCCGCCCGGTAGTTGCGCGTGCGCACGCGAGCCAGCGCCACGGGGTCGCCCTCGGATCCGGCCGACTCCGGAAAGCGATCAACCTCGTCGAGCAAAAGGACCCGGATATCTTCAGCGGCGAGGCCCACCGGAGAGTTAGCGCCGACCATGGTGATGTGGCCGCCCAGAAACTGCTTGTGCAAAAGCGTGTTGCCGGAGTCGCGAGTCCGCGGATCCTCGACGAGCTCGCGCAGCGTCGGCGTTTCTCTAATCATCGCCGACAAGCGATCGCGGGAGTACTTTTCAGCGGCCTCGAGCGTTGGTTGCACGAGCATGATCGGCGCGGGGTCGATCTGCATGAAATAGCCGATCAGGTTGCCGAGTACTCCTTCAGTTTTGCCGACGCGAGAGCTGGCCCAGAAAACGATCTCCTGCACCGCCGGGTCGGTGGCGCACTCGAGGATCTCGCGCAAGTACGGCACGCGCTCGGTGCGCCACTTCGAGCCCAGGTCTGGCCCTTGCGAAACATATCGGTAACGCTCGGCCCACTGGTAGACGGTGAGATCGGCATCCGGAATCGCCGCCTGCAGTGCCTCGGCAAAGATCCGTTCGATAACTGGTGAAACCATGCCGAGCTTTTAGAGGATGTTCGGGTAGTCGTTTTTTAGGTCACTGAAGATCGCGGCGACGTCGCTCGAGATCATGCGCTCGAGATCCGACACCGACTTGGCCCGGTAGAGCCGCCCGCGGGCGTCGCGGGCATATCGCGAGAAACGCAAGTGCAAAGCTTTGATCAGCTGATAAGCGCCTTCCCGCAACTCGGCCACGGGTGCAAGCTCGCCGCGCTCACGTTGCAGCTTGAGGAGAATGCGCGCCGCCTCGGCCGTGGTCTTTTGCGTGCGCGCTTTGTGGTAGCCGTCGGCGTCACGAGGAGCACCGAGCGCCGTCGTGGCCGCCTGCACGTCAAATTGTTTTTCTTTTGACTTGGTGCGCACGGGTGCGACGCCCGCCGCCTCGAGTTGTTTGCGCACCGTGGCCCGATCTTTCCCGGAGGCGCGAGCGAGCTCCGAGATATTGGCGACCCGCGCTTGCTCGGTGGCCCAGTCGGCGAGCGGCTGTTGCGTTGGTGTGCGGCGGTTCAAATTACACCCAGGTTTCGATGATCACCGGATCCTCGCCCGGTTGGTGCGGGATGCAGGAGAAGCCCGGCGGCACCGCGGCGCGTACCTCGCGCAGCGTATGGCCCACGGCGAAAAGACCCGGCGCGCACCAGGCCTTGCTCGCAATGATCCACCATTGCCGGGCGACAAAGTTGTGCTCGGGATAGTCGCGAGCGTGGTGATAGATCACGATCATGCGCAGCGCTTGCCGCGGCGCGCTGATCCTTTCTCGTTCGTTGGTCTTGTCGGTGTCGGTGTTCATGATGGTCTAACAGCCCCCTGGCTTGATGGTCTAACTGCCTCGCGTATAACAGGAAATTTGAGCCGGCTCGATTTTTCATAACTTTTATTTTGCCACGTGTTCGATGCCCTGGGCCTCGAGCAAACGTGAGACCTTTTTCTGATGCCGTTGGCTGGTGCACTCGATCACGATCTTGAAGCTGGGTTTGAACTCGACGGTTTTGCTTTTGGGCTTCTCATCATCCTCCTCGCCGTGCAGCGCCGTGAGCAGCTCCTCGAGGCCCGGCATCTCGGCGATCGTCTCTTGAAAGAGTTGAGCCACCACCGCGGGATCCGTTTCGGCCATTGCGCCGATCGGGTCGAGCGTCGCCAGCACGGCGCGCTCCTCGGCGGGTGACAAGTCGACCACCAGAAACGGCACGGGCTGTTGCGGATCATCGCGCAAGGCCTCCTCGATGCGCGCATGCCCGTCGATCAAGTTCCCGGTGCGTTTGTTTTCGATCACGCCCTGCACCCAGCCCACGTCGCCGAGCATGGTGCGCAAGGCGTCGCGCTGGGCCTCGCCGTGTCGCCGATAATTCAGCGGGTTGAACTTGAAAGCGTCGGCCGCCTTGGTCTCGAAACCCGTGATCCGGATGCGGAACTTTTTTTGCTTTGCCTGGTTGCCGTTTTTCATGGTCTAACTTTTCCGATCTTCAGTTTGGGAAACGTGGCGCGCATGCGCTCGAGCGTGAGCGCGCAATAGGTGGGCTCTTTATCCATGCCAAAGCCGACCCGGCCCAGGTGTTCGGCCACCACGAGCGTCGTGCCTGTGCCGACGAACAGATCGAGCACCGACGCCGCCGAAAACGTCTCGACAAAGTGCTGGCAAAACTCGACGCTGAAGGCCGCGCCATGCAGCTCGGCGAACTCGTTGCCCGCGTTGTTCGCCAGCATCACCACGTTGCTCACCGTGCCGCGGAATACGTCGCCCGTGGTTATGGCCCGACTCGGTTTCGTTTTGCTGGCAAAGATCAGCACGAACTCAAAGGCCGCACTCATGACGCGCTCGGCCATGGCAGGCGGGAAGTTGGTTTTGTGCCAGATCGCCACGTCGGCAAAGCGATCGCGAAAGTGGGCCTGGTAGTCGATGATCGCCCGCTTGTTCGCCGCGAGCGACTGGATATTCACCAGGCAGTAGTCGACGTGCTTGAGCGCGTTTTCGGTGAAGCCTTTGAGCAGCTCAAAGTACGCGACCTCGCCAAGATCGTCGGCCTCCTCGAGGTACGGCGAGCCGACGTCCCCCTGGGCGTAAGGAGTGCGCACCGTGTTGCCGCCGATGTTGTACGGCGGCGAACTGAAACAGATCTCGGCGCGGCGGCCCATCATCAGCTGCGCAACGTCGTTTTTGTCGAGCGCGTCGCCGCACATTAAACGGTGCGCGCCGATCTGCCAGACCTGGCCGCGCTTAACTTTCCACTTTCGCTGCAGCGCTGCAGCGCGCTCGAGCGCCACGGTTTTGTCAGGTGCCGCGCCGACCTCCTCGCCGTCGTAGTGCAGGGAAGTGAGCAGCTCCTCGAGGCCCGGCATCTCGACGATCGTTTGGTTGTAGAGTTGCTCGAGTAGCGCTTGATCAACTTCAGCCATGGCCCCGATCGGGTCGAGCGTCGCCAGCACGGCGCGCTCCTCGGCGGGCGACAAGTCGACGACCAGGTAAGGCA